ATGGCCGAAAAGCGCCTGACCGCCCGAAAAGTCCAGACCATCAATACGCCAGGATTCCACACGGACGGCGCAGGATTGTACCTGCGCGTCACCAAGGCCGGCAACAAGGCATGGGTCTATCGCTACCAGATCGACGGGCGGCGGCGTGACATGGGACTCGGGCGTGCCGCCGATGTTGGACTCGCTGACGCTCGGGAGCGTCATGCTGAGGCGCGGAAGATGGTGCTGGCCGGCGTGGACCCGCTTGACGCCCGCATCGCGGAAGCGAAGCCCCAGGTGACCTTCGAGCCGCTGGCTCTGCGCTACATCGAGAGCAAGGCGCCAGGGTGGCGCAACGCCAAGCACGCGGCACAGTGGGAATCGACGCTCCGAACGTATGCGTTCCCTACCCTCGGGCAAAAACCCATAGACCAGATTGACACCGAGATGGTTCTGGCGGTGCTGCGCCCGATCTGGCTTGAGAAGCCGGAGACGGCTGGCCGCGTGCGTGGTCGAATCGAAGCGGTGTTGGATTACGCGACGTTTCTGGGCGAGCGCACCGGCGACAACCCGGCCCGCTGGAAGGGGCATTTATCCCATGCGCTGCCTCGCCGGTCTGACGTTGCCAAGCCGAAGCACCACAGGTCCCTTCCCTACGTTGACATGCCTGCGTTCTGGCCGCGCCTGCGCGCCGCGAACGGCGCCAGCGCCCGGGCGCTCGAATTTGGAATTCTCGGAGCCAGCCGTCCCGGTGAGGTGATCTTTGCCCGCTGGCCGGAAATCAGCACTGCCGATGCCATATGGACCATTCCAGCGGACCGCATGAAAGCCGGCATGGAGCACCGCGTGCCGTTGACGGCGCCAATGCTCGACATCCTGACGCGCATGTGGGCGATCCGCGAGGCCGACGACGGATACGTTTTCCCTGGAGCGCACGCGGGCAAGCCGTTGTCCCGCGACGCCGGAAAGATGCTACTGCGCCGCATGGACGTTGATGCGGTGCCCCATGGGTTTCGCGCAACGTTCCGCACATGGGCTTCCGAGGTTGCAGGCGCGCCGGAAGACCTGTGCGAATCAGCACTGGCGCACACCAAAGGCAAGCTGACGGCGGCGTACCAGCGGGGCGATCTGTTCGCCCGCCGCCGCGCGCTCATGGATCAATGGGCCCGTTATCTTGCGGCGCCGGTCGGTACTGTTCCATCCATGCCTTGATATCCGATTCCCACCACCGGTTCGACGTGCCGGAGGGGCCAACCTTGACAGGGGCAGGGAAGGCTTTTTCGCGCACCCACGCGTAGATCGTCGATTTGCCCGTGGACGTGAGATCCTGAACCGCGCGAAGGTTCAGTAACCGGTCGTTGGAGGCCGTATCTTGCGCGTGCATCATCCTCTCTCCGTGCGATAAAGGGGCGGGCTGAGGCGGTGCCATTCCGCCAGGACCTCAAGGTCCTCGGTTGACACGCCTGACCTGGTCTCGACTGGGTCAGGCAACCCTGACAGCGAGACGCCATAGTCGCGGGCAGCCACTGCGTCGCGGGTCAGGCCCTCGAAGAAGTAGCTAACCGGGACATTCAGGACGCGCGAAACATCAAATAAACGGCTGGCGCTAAGTCGGTTAATTCCGCGTTCGTACTTCTGAACCTGCTGGAAGCTGACGCCCAGGGCGCGCGCCATCTGGCCCTGGCTCTTGCCGATCATCGTGCGGCGCAAACGCAGGCGCTCGCCGACGTAAATGTCGATGGGATCGGGGCCATCCGCCGTGGCTGTGTGGCGTCGTATCTTTGGCATTTGATACTCCCGTTAAGTCAACGCGTGGCCGATGATCGACCACAGGATGAGAACGCCGAACAGCATCACGAGCGCGATGCCTTCGGCGATCCAGGTCAGCGCGGTCATGCCGCCCCCCGGTGGCCGGCGAGTGCGTCCACGCGCATCTCGACGGTGGCCAAGTGCGCGGCCAGAGTGTTCAGGTCGGCGGCTACGCACCGCATCAAGTCCTCTATGCTCGGGGGCTGCCAGCCGATGGCCTGGCGGTCCATGCCCAGCGCTTCAGTGGCGCCGGCCCATGCGCGACCTAGCGTGCTGGCCATGTCGCCGTGGCGTGACCGGTCGAATGTCGGGCGGTAGCGCGGGGATGTTTCGATCAGGTCGGCCAACCCGGAATATCCCGGCGCGATCTGCGCCGCGATGGCGTCCAGGACGGCGGCGGTGACGCCCGATACCTGACGGGCCGCGTCGTATGCGGTGTCGCGGCCCGCGTCGGTCAGGCGGACCGAGCCGCCGATGATGCCGTAGAGGTGGGTCATGGCCGGAAACTCCCATCGGTGCGCCGTTGGGCGCGGGTGATGGGAAAACGTTACGCGTTTACGCAATACACGTCAACGTAAAATGTGTAACTCTATGACACGAAAAACCCCGCCCACCCCGGTCGGCGGGGTTGGCTTAGATTGAAACGGGGATCAGGCGCCGAGCCGCAGTTCTTCAGCCGAATGCGCATCGCGCTTTCTGAGACCTTAAAGTCACGCGCCAGGATGTGAGGGGAGCGGCTGTGCTTGGCGAACGCGTCCCTGACGAGCGGCGCCGGCATGAGCATGATCGCGGCCTGGAAGTTGGCTTGCCGCTCCATGTGGTCGCTGGTCCCTTCGCTTCGGTACAGGGCGCCGTCCTCAATGCCGTCGCCGATTTGGTCGCGGTGCATCATGAAGTGCGCAATTTCATGGGCCAGCGTGAAGCGGCGTCTGTTTTCGTGGTGCGCTCCGTTGACCTCAATCAGGTAGCCAGACGGCCCGCACCGCACCCGATCACGCGCCGCAACATCACCTTCGATTGTACTTCCCGACAACCTTTAGAATTTTCGACACATCGGCGCGCGGCAACTCAAAGGTCTTGTGCGGTTTGTGCTGTTCGAGGCGCACAACATCGTCTGTCGCGACCACCAAACGTTTAATCATGGCCTCATGCGAGCCGTTGCCGTCGGTCAATAGGATGAGAACCGTATCGCCCTGCCGAACCGGCTGGTGCGGGTGAATCAGGGCCATGTCACCATGCTCATAGGCTGGGTCCATGGACTCCCCCTGCACATAGACGGCAAAGCCCCCTTTTACCCCTTCCAGTGGCGCGGGGCGCCGCACCCATTCAATCGGTTCGAAATCGACGATCATATGCCCTCGCGCCCCGCCAACGGCGCTTGCGTATACCGGAGTATCTCGCGCACCGACAATACCATCTGTCTCGATGCGAGCCATGTCAACATTATGGCTCGGCAAGGTTGATACAGATTCGGACGATGTCGGCGGAGGCTTGGCGATTCCACGCGCCCGAATGTGCTGCTGGATCCGGTCAGACAAATCCAGAATGTCTTGCTCTGTAACGGGCGGCGCACCTTTTCCCACCAGCAATTGCATCGCGGCCTCTGCAATACGAGGCGGCAAAGGCTTGGAATATCCGTCTTCGATGTAACGCTGCGCGCCAGACGGGCCTTTGTAGCCGGCCTCCCGCGCAAGCTGGGTCAGCGTGACATCGGCTCGGGCTAAGAGCGCACGAAGCGCGCTGCCGGTCGTGGTTTTGGGCACTTGTTCCATAGGACCATCGTCGCCAAGAGTGCCTTTCAAATTCCACGTTGACACGTTACGCGTTGCGCGTATATTTTCGCGTAGAAGGAGGGCGCTTTCATGACTCAAGCCGAGCATGTGATTTCCAAATTCGGTGGCGTTTCATCCCTGGCCGCTGCGCTGGGGCATCGAAACCCAACGACCGTGAGCGGCTGGTCTCAGCGCGGGTACATCCCTGCGCGACAGCAAGCACGCGTTCTCGAAGTCGCACGCGAACGGGGCATTGACCTCCTACCCGATGACTTCTTCCCGCCGTGTTCCCCCGAGGAGGCCGCGTGATGCCTGACCTTTTGGCCTCCGTTCTGCCCGCGCTCGCTGCCGTCCTCAAGGGCGCGCTGTTTGTTTACGTGGTCGTCCGCGTGGCGGGGCTGACCAAAGACGCGATCCGGCGCCAGGACCCGACGCCCTGATCCTCAGTCTGCCGAAAGGGGGCACGCAATCCGATGGTAAACGCAACCGATATCACCGCCGATTTGGTGCAGGAGCGCGTCTCCGACGCGATCAGGGCGCGGATCGGGCCGGGCAAAGCGATGACGGTGGACGACGCGGTTGCTGCCACCGGAATCGACCGCCGCACCATCGACGCCTACCGGCGCGGCGAAAGTACGCCGTGCCTGTACAAGCTGCTGCGGTTGGCCGCTGTGTTAGGGCCGCAGGTGCTCAACGACATCCTGGCGCTGGCAGCCATGGGTGGCGTCACGCGTCAAGAGGCGCCGGAGGACCCTGACAGCTTTGCCCTCAACGCCGAATTGTCGGACGTTCTGGCGATGTTCGGTCGCCATCTGGCGGACGGTCGGTTTGACCATATGGAGCTGGCCGAACAGCGCCGCAGGCTGGGTGCCTTCGCCGAGGATGTGGCGCAGTGGCTCGCGTCCTACGACAGCCAGCATGCGCCCGCTGATGCCTCCGTCACCCCGCTTCGCAAGGGGGCGTGAGCCATGCCACGCCAACTTCTGATCCCCCTGCCACCGGGGCCTGCGCGTTCGGGACCGCGCGCGGGATGTGGTGGACGCTCCAAGCCGGTCGTGGGGCGGTCATGAAAAACACCGGCAGGTCGAGGAAGTCACTCCCGGCTTTTGATCGGCCCGCCCCCGGGGAGCGATATCCCCGGCCCGATAGAGACGCGCTAGAGGGCTTATCCCCCGATCTAGCGCCCGCGCGGCCCGGCGTTCTCCCGTCAGGTTCCCAGCCGGGCCGCGCGTTCCCGCCTCCTGGGCGCGCGTCGGTGATGCCCCGGCCCGTGGTCCGCTTGGCGGGCCGGGGCATCCCTTCCCTTCGAGAAACCGGAGACGCTAACGATGGCTTTCGCTCCCCAGGATCTGAACGTGATGTTCTACGCCGCAGGGTTCACGCTCTGGATGTATCGGACGCCGGACGAAAGCGTGGCCGCGCCGGGGTATTTCGACCGCGCCGCGCCGTATGTCCGCACCGGAGACCTTATCTTGTGCGTCGTGGGTGACGGTACGGCATCGTCGCGCATCGGTTTCGCGGCTGTGCGCCACGCGGAGTCCAGCGTGGATCGTGTGACCGGCGCGCCCACCGGACGCATCGAGATCGCGAGCCTCGCGACCGATCTTGCGTCTCCCGCCGTGGCCGCAGCGGAATGAGCGCCCTGTCTGACTATACCGCGTTGGTGAAAGCGCTGCGGCGCGCGCGGGTCGAGGCCGGGCTCTCCCAAGCAGAACTTGGGAAGCGCGTCTGCGTGACCGATCAGGCGATCTCGAATTGGGAGCGCTGCGGCACCATGCCGCAGGCCGACAACCTGCTGTTCTGGGCCGAAGCGCTAGGCTACCGCGTGGTGCTTGAGCCAAAGGACGCGCAGACATGACAGCCGCACCACATTCGCACTCTGGCATCGTGCGCTACATCCCGATCCGAGAGATCGAGGCGTGGATTCAACAGGGCTGGCAGGTGTCCCAGCATCGCGCCCGGAGGTGAGACACCATGAGCCAGAACACGACCGACCAGATTGACTTGACACCCCCGCTCACGGACGCCGCCGCGCGCGCTTTGGCTGGCGACGACGCCTATATGCTCGATCGCGTGTTGGCGTGCGCGCGGGCCGGAGAGCCGTTCCCGCCATATCATGTGTTTGCGCGTAACCGAGCGGGCATAGGCGACAGCGACAAGGCGATCAGAGCTGGGCTGAAGCGGTTGGCCGCGCGCGGCGTTATTCAGCTCGAGAGCAAGCCCGGCGGCTATCAGCGCCGGATCCGGCTTCCGAATGGAGAGTGGACGGACTGGTCTGAGAAAACCCGACGCAACCAAAGACAGCCCACCCGAGACGCATTTTCAGCGGCGGAGGACCGGCTTTTGATCCATCTGAAGCGGTCTAACGCCACTCTTTACGCCATGGGCTTGCGGCTGGGGCGCGGTCGCAACAGCATTTCGCGTCGGCTGAGTGAGCTTGAAGCCGCTGGCCGGTTGGCTTCCGTTGCGCCGTTGTGTTCGCGGCGGGACGCGCGCCCGGCGGCACCGGTCGGCACGGTCAACACCGACATCATCACCATGGACGCCGACCGCCCGGCGGCAGAGCGAGACCAGATCGCGGCATTCCTGGCCTCTGGCAAAGCGACGAAACTGCCGCCGGCATTCGCGGCCCCGACCGAGTCCGCTTTGCATGCCTGTCACGGCATTGCGGCGGAGAGCCTAAGAACCAACGCCGCAAGAGTAACCGCGCGGCTGCAAACCTGCATGAACCGTCGTCGCGCGCAAAGCGCCGTGATGGAGGAAATCGGCCTTGACCGCGCGGCTATTGACGCGCTGGTGGCGGATGGCGTCGTCAATCGAACGCAGTCCCCGCGCGCGACATACCTTTCGCTGCCACCGGGGTGCGGGCAATGAGCCAGAACACCAGCCACGCCGTCATGGCGCAGCGCCACGAGGCGCACGACAGCCTCGATTCCTTCCCGACGCCGCGGTGGGCGACGCGGGCGTTCTGCGATTGGCTAGGGCCGCGTCATACCGCCACGGTGTGGGAGCCCGCGTGCGGCGCGGGGCATATGGCGCGCGCACTATCAGAGTGTTTCGGTCACGTCGTGGCCACAGACATCGCCGCCGATCAGATCGGATACGGCCAGCGTCTTGACTTCTTGCTGGAGCCGCCGCCGCCGGCGCTTTTCCCGGCGGGCAAAGTTGACGCGATCGTGACGAACCCTCCCTTCCGGTTGGCTGCCACGTTCATTCAGCACGCGCTGCTTCATGCCCCCATCGTCGCCATGCTGGTGCGCACCGTGCTCTTGCACGGCTGCAAGCGGCACCGCGACCTGTTTGCGACCAATCCGCCAACCGACGTTCTGGTGTTCTGCGAGCGCGTGCCGATGATCAAGGGCCGGTGCCTGCGCAATGCCAGCACCGCGACGGATTACGTCTGGCTTGTGTGGATGCCGTATCGAGAAGCCACGCGGTCCACGGTTGTCTCCTGGATCCCCCCCGGCACACGCAAGCGCTTGGAACGCTGGGGCGACTATGACGACGACGTAGGACCAGAGCGCGCCGGGTCTCCGCCCGCGCCGGCGAGCCCTGCCCCCCATACCATGCCTCTGCCGGCGGGCGCACCGGGCCAGGACTGGAACGACGGTCTCACAAGGGGGGCCGCGTGATGACCTTGACTCAAGCGTTGTCACACGTCTGGCATTCTCCCGCTTCTCAACGCATCACGAAACTGGACCTGGGTCATGGTCCGGATTTCAGGGGTTCCCAAGGTGCCATCCTGGACTTCGGTCAAAGCGACCGTCACTTCGCCATGGTCCGCCGGATCGTCAGCGGAACAAGGGCGCGCCGATTTGACCTGGACCAGATGGGTCATGGCTTGCAGTTGCTGGGACCAACGTGTGCGCTCGACCGTAGCAGGTGCGTGGAACCGATCCCCCTCCGAAAAGGACAATGCTGGCGGCGCCCCTTCCGTCCACCCTTCCCAGACAACCTTGGCCATGGTGGACCCGTCGGACTGCTTTATCTGTTTAGTTTCCTGGGTCCAGATGATGTCCAAGGCTGCCCGGAAAGCGGCGGGAACCTGAAAGGCCCAGCCCTCTGCCGACTCGTCCGGCCCCGTGAACTCAACCGTGCACTTATAGCGCACGCGGGCGGCTGGCCATGCCGGCGGCTGAACGCCCCCACGACTGGACAGAATATCCGAGAAGGCCGCGATGGGGTCTTCAAAGACTTCACCGGTTGTTTGGTCGGTGATGTCGACCACCCGATGAAGGTAATAGCTCTTCAACGGGCCGCGCACCGTTTCCGACGCATCGCGGCCCCACAAAGTAATGCGCGGTTGCCCGGCATCAGTCTTCGAAAATTCAACGCGCACGATGACGGCATCAACGTCGTGAATCTGGCGATGCCGGTTCACATAACAAAACGCCAAGGGAAACGGCACGTTCAGCAATGTCTGCGCCCCACCAGCTCTTTTCCCCACGCGTTCCTCCCTCCGCTCAAGTTGCACACCCATAATGCGAGTCGGCCCCCCACCAGCATGGCGTTCGCATCCATTCTGCGAGTCGTGTCGGGAGAGTCCATCCCTTCCGTGCGCAGTGCGCACGACAATCTTGCACCCGCACCCGCGAGGGCGTACCGTGAAGCCTGGAGCTTGAACACTCCAGGTACAAGCGGTTCCCGCCCCGCAGGCGGGTTTCCTATGCCCGATCTCCGGGGGCCGCACGCGCATGTCCAGGCTGCAAGGCTAAAGGCGTGTGGGCTCGACTTGTGCCGAGTGTTCAACCCCCGGAGTGTTGGCGCCTTGAACAGCGCGGATGCTCCGGCCATCAAGGCACAAGGAGCACACGCCATGGCTCAGACCGGCGCACGGGCAGAGTCTGCCCACAATCCCCTTTCCCTGTCCGATCTGGACACCAGCGACACCGAACCGCGCATTCTCGATCTGAGGATTGCCGAGCGGCTGGGCTTTGAGCGCCCGCGCGCGATCCGCCAGATCATTGAGCGGAACCGCGCCGAGCTTGAGGGCTTCGGCTCACTCGCCACACGGTGTGGCAAGTCGCGCGGCCAGGACTTCACCGAGTACCACCTCACCGAAGGTCAGACCTTACTGGTCTGCATGTTGTCGCGCACCGAGCGTGCGGCAGCCATCCGCAAGGAGGTGATCTCGGTTTTCATGGCGTGGCGCTGGGGGCAACTGCCCACGGCCAAGCCGGCGCGGTTGTCCCTGCGTGACATGGACCGCGCCCGGCTGCTGGTGGCGGAGTGCCGGCACCTGCATGGCCCCGCCGCCGCCCGTGCGCTGTGGTGCGATTTGGGCTTGCCCGGCCCTGCGCCCGATCAGGCCCCGCCAATCCAAACGCCGAAACAGCCCCCCGATCTCGCGCAACTGGCGGGCTTGCACAGTCGGATCGCCCAACTGGAACACCGAGACCGTCAGCTTTTGTCGATCATAGACCGACTGAGCAGGAGGGCCACCGCATGACCGCCCGCCCGGAAGAGGACCTTCAGCGCGCCGTGGTGGCCTTTCTGGCTGCTGTGCTGCCCGCAGACGCGGTGTGTTGGGCGACGCCTAACCAGCGCGGCACCCGCAAGCGGTGGGAAATGGGCGTCCTGAAGGCGCTGGGGGTGCGGGCTGGCGTTCCTGATCTGTTCGTTCTCTACGACGGCCAGTTGATCGGGATCGAACTTAAGGCGGCTAAGGGCCGTCTCTCTGAAGCTCAGACCGCTTTTCAGGCCACCATGGTGCGGGCCGGGGCTGTGGTCGCCGTCTGCCGATCGGTGGACGCCGTGGCCGACGCCCTGGCCTATGCTGATGTGCCGCTGAAGGGGAGGATATCCGCATGACGGATCAAGCCGGATATATCGCCCTATCGCGGGCGTACCTGCATCACCCGGTGGTTGGCATTCACGATCCCGAGGCGTTCGCGGTGTGGTGCTGGCTGATGGCCGAAGCCGCCTGGGGCGAACGCTGTGTGCCGGTGGCCGGGCGCTCTGTCGCGCTGGCGCCGGGGCAGTTGAGTCACTCCGTGCGGTTCATCGCCGCCAAGTTCGGCTGGACCAAGAGCCGGATGGACCGGTTCCTGAAACGGCTTGAGTCCGAGGGACTGATTTCAAAAACCGGGACAGATGGCGGGACAGGGCAAAGCCTCATAACGATCTGTGATGACACGATGTTTCAGGCTGGCTCGGCGTCGGATGGGACAGCCAGCGGGACAGAAATGGGACAGCAGCGGGACAAAGAGAGAACCATTAACCAATATTCTTCCCCTCCCCCCGACGCGGGCGCGGATGAAATTTTTGAGGCTGCTGAGGGGGCTCCCGAGGCTGGCCACAATGGGAGCCCAGAGGCTGGCCACGATGGGGGCCCAGAGGCCGGACCCGTCGTTCAGCCGGCGTTTTCGCTGGCCGAGCCGCCCGGTCCCGATCCGGTGGGCCGCATGGTCGAGGCCTGGAACGCCTTGGCCCGCGACGAAAGCCTGCCCCTGGTCCGCACCATCACGGCCAAGCGCCGCACCGCCGCCGAGCGCTGGCTGCGCGGGTGCGGGGGAACCGGGGGCTCCCTGTCGGTCTGGGACGCCGTGCTGGCCCGTATCCGCGCCAGTCCCGTCCTGACGGGCCGCACAGGCCGGATGCGCGCGGACCTGGATTTCGCACTCGATCCCCACCAGACGACCCGGATCATGGAGGGCTGCTACGATGACTTCGACGCAAACCGCACGGGCCGCACGGGCACCGGCCCGCAGCTTGTCGCCAGCGACGGCGCCCCAGTCGGGCATTCACAAGTCGGGCGTTCACAAGCCGGGCGCGCCTACCGCTCCAGCCGCCGCGCCGACCTCGACGACACGCAAGCCCGCATTGATCGGCTGTTGGACGCGGCGAACGGCGTGGGTGCTGACGGTGCTTGAGAGCTGGCGGGCGAGCGATCCGCTGCCCGATCTGATGACCGCCGATGTGCTGGCCGCTGCCGAGACGGAACTGGCGGCCACCTGTCCGCCCGTGGACGACGTTACGTTGGAGCAGGTCTTGGGGCGGTTGCTTGATTTTGGCAAGCGGAACGACCTGATCGGAGGCACGCACCGCTTGCCTCGCGCCGAGGCCGACCGGTGGGAGGCCGGGGCGCTCCACGATCTGCGGGGGGCTTTGGGGTCTCTGCCGGCGCCGGCGGTGCTGGCCGGTGTCGAGGCCCTGTTGGCCACATGGCGGCATCCGCGCCTGCCCCTGCCCGGAGACGTGCGCGCCGCGGTCGAAGCCTTGCCCGCCTGGACCGCGACCCGGTCGGCGCTTTACCGCATCCGCACGGCGCAATGGGCGCTGCGAAAGGCTTCCCGATGACGCAGTCTCAAAACACGCCGAACCGCCTCCCCCGGGCGCTGTCGATCCGTCCGCCGCATGCGCAGTGGATCATCCATGGCGATGACGAAGGGCGGGTCAAAGACATCGAAAACCGGACATGGCTTTCGTTCACGTCGGGCTGGGTCTTGGTCCATGCGGGGTTGCAGGATGATCGCCGGGTGCGGCGGTTCGTCACCCCCACCATGCGGCGCGGCGGCATTATCGGCGCGGTGCGCATCATCGCGTGCGTGCCCTCTGTGAGCGAGGAGCAGCGCCGCGCCAAGAGCGGATACACGCGCGGAGAGTATGGCCAACGGGGGCCCTCGCCTGTGACCGTGGAGGCGCGCAAAAGCCGCTGGTTTAAAGGCCCATACGGCTTTGTGTTGCGCGACCCGGTGGCACTGCCGTTCACGCCATGCCGGGGCCGGCTGTCGTTCTTTGATCCGGATGTGTCGGGGGAGGGTCGCGCGATCCTGCTGGAGGCTCTGGCCGCGGCGGGCATTGATCCGGACGCGCCCCCCGAACCCGAGACGCCAAACCCGGCCCTAGAGGCCGCGTGCGATGTCCTGCAAACCAGGATGGCGCATGCTGGCGATCCGTCGTCGGCAGCAGAGGTGGCGCCGTGACGCTGTGTGCGCCTCCGATCCATCGCCCGAACGCAGACACAGGACACGCGGACACGGCGCACCCGGTCATGGGGCCGGCCTCCCGCCCCGTGATCACCGCGTGGCGGCTGGCGCGGTGGGTGTGGGGCCAGCAGTGCGCCCGCGCCATCCTGGAGGCCCCCACGCCCGGCCACGCGTCGGGCCGCCGGGTCTCGACCGACGGCTGCGCCAGCATCGCCGAGATTGCGCGTTTGGGCTGCCGGGTAGACACCTCTGGCTTTGGGAGGATGGCGGCGGACACTGGCGTGGTCGCGCGCTTGGACGATGACGCCGCCCTGGTCCATTGCCGCGTGCTGGGGTCCATGTCTCAGGCGCTGGCGCTGGTGATCCAACACGCCGAAGCCGGAGACCCGCCGGTGTGGGACCTGGGCCCGCCCGCCTGGAGCCCGATCCGCGCCCGTAATGGCAAGGCCCGCGTCTATGATCCACGCGTCGAAACCCACGACCGGGTGCGCCAGCCCGTGGACCCGGCCCGCCCCGCCGCGACACCCTCAGCCGGGGTTGGGGCAACGCTGCTGGATCTAGCGCCCGCCGACGGCCCCTATTGCAAGGTCTACCCGGACCCCAGCGACAAGGAGCGCCGCGCCGCCCGCGACACCTGGATCCGCTTCGTTGAAGGACTGGATGCGCTGACGGCCCTGCTCTCGGACCAACCCCTCAAACGCTGGCACATCGACCCACACCGGCTCGGCGTAGAACGGGAGGGGTGAGGCTGCGTCGGAAACAGACCGCGCCCGATCCATATCGTCCTTGTGACCGCACCCTGCAATGCGCTATCCACCCATTCCACTTCACGCCTCACTTCACATATCGTAAAGTGAGGCTCGGAGAGAAAAGGGGCCACACATGAATCCGCTGACCGGTCCAGCACCTAAGGAGGTTCCCTTGGCGGATGCGCCCTTGGAGTGCGTACTCGCCCAGGTCAAATTTCCGATGATCATGTCCATTAACGACCCCGCGTTCGTAGGGCCGTTTCAAGAGGCCATTCGTGATCGCTTCCCTGATCTTAAAGAAGATCGCATTAAAACAATGCGCATCGACCCTAACGGGGGCACGTCCGAAACGAGCGTCCCTATTTGGCGTTTTTCGGATGATGAACAGTTTCAGGTGTCGTTGGCACCAGACTTCATCGCGCTTCAAACCAAGGTGTACAAGAGCAGGACAGACTTTGTCGAGCGGCTGCGTTACATCCTCACGGCCTTTCAGCGTACGGTGAAGCCGTCCCGGATGGAGCGAGTTGGAATCAGATATATAGATCGGGTGCGTGATGCAACGAACATAAACATCAAAGACATGGTTATTCCAGAGATCCTCGGCACCCTCGACACGTGGATGGGTGAAACGTCGTCTCATGTGTTTACAGAGAGCCAAATAGATGATGACGGCTACTCTCTTCTCGTGAAGTGGGGTCGTTTGCCTCCTCAAGCGACCCTTGATCCCGCAGTCGTTGAGCCGATGCCGACCCCATCATGGGTCCTCGATATCGATGCCTTCACGGTCGGTGACCGGACGCGATTCGAAGCAGATGCAGTCGCCGATCAGGCTGATTTTCTTGCTCAGAAATGCTATGCGTTCTTCAGGTGGGCTGTCACGGACACGTTCTTACGGACTTATGGAGGCGCCCCATGAATATGATGCCGCCCTCACACCCGAGGACGTATGACGGAAACCAAGGAACGTCTGCGGGAAAAAGCGTGGCCCGACCGGTTGCCCGTGCTTTTTCGATGGGTCTGCTCGCTGTTGGAACGATGAATCATCATGAATGTCCAGCGGACACGATGAGGCACGCGTGGGTCGCTGAGCCAACCTCTGTCAGCTACCCTACCCCTATTATTAGGACGCAACAACAAACCCAGGAACACCGTGCCGCGGATGTGGTCAACACGCTGAGAAAAGACACCGGCTTGACGTGGGATCAAATTGCGGGACTGCTCTCCACGAGCCGGCGGTCTGTCCACAACTGGGCAAGTGGGGAGCCGATTACCAGCGCCAATCACGAGCGCTTGTCTCGTATCGCAGCGACGGTTCAGCAGATGAGCAGAGGAAACGCTGCGGCCAATCGTGCCCTTTTGCTGTCTTCGGTGGAAGATGGGGCGCTTCTTATGGATCTACTCAGCCGTGGCGATTACGACGCAGCGGTGGAGGCCGCCAAAAAATTTCAGGGCCAAACGTCAGGCATGTCGAAAAGACGTGAGATGTCAAACTGGGGTTTGGTTGCGCAAATGGATGCGAAGCACGAGCCCGTGCTAGAACAGAATGTCACTGGCCGTGTCGTTCGGCCCGCGACCCGCAAGAGGGCGTAAGGTGACGACCATCCCGGCCTTAGACTCGCAATCTGTAAACGACATATTGGAGCAGTGGACACAAGGTGATTTCACTCGCGATATTACGGATTTCGCGGTGGGCGCAGACATTGCAGACGTCGAGGCGTCCGAGGAGTATGCCGGGATGTCGTTCGTTCACGTGTTTCAACCGGTGGAAGGCATCGTCATTTTATCGCAGACATGCGATCTTTTGAGAGACGCAGAGAAGCGTCCTTTTGTTGAAATTTGCCCGCTAGTCCAGCTGGATAAAACAACACTTAAAGAGGTAGACCTTGGTCGGCGGCCACAGTTTGCGTATGTACCAGGCGCTGCCGAACACGGGCTCGCGGCGGATTTGGATCGCGTGGCAACGGTTTCCAAGCGCGTGATTGCCCGCGCGAAACGAGAATGCGGCTGCTTTACAGATCGGGATCGGCAAACGTTTGCCGGTGCCATTGCGCGGAAGCGGAAACGGTTCGCCTTCCCGGACGCCTTTTCACGCGCCCTGGAACCGCTCAGGCAGCGTATTGTGTCCAGGCACAATAAGGGCTCGGACGAGGGCGCTGCACTCAGGGCACTCCAAATGATTCGGGTTAGCGCCGATCCCTGCTGGTCTGCGCAAGAGTACAAGGTGACATTCTACTTCATCCTCACGGAGGATGCAGATGACGAAGAGCGCGATCTGGTGAGACATGAGGCGAAAGGTTGGTTGAGCAAAATCAAACCGCCTGATGGGATCACAATTGGTGGTCATCTGATTGTCAAACTTGAGGATTTAAACGCAGAAGAGTATCTTTCTGCGGTGCAATTAGACCTCGAACACGTGTCTATCCGGTCCATTTAGGCGCCTGCTCGCCCGCCTTCCCCCCGACGCCCCCCACACCCCCCGACACCGGAAACCGGGCGAAGGCAGGCGACCGGCTCGACCGCTGCCCCGCCCCATCACACCCTCTCTGGTCTCAACGCGCAGGATGTGGCATCACAACCGCACCATGACACGTTGCTTGCGAGGGCCCTCCGCCATGTCTTCTCCGCCCCCCCATAAGGAACGAACGTTCAACGACGCGCGGATCATCAAGGAAGACCCAAGCCATGCGGCGCCGCGCGCGGCGGGGCTCGAGGTGTTCTTCCCGCGCCAGGGCGAGGGGGCCTTTGCCCGCATGCCCCTGGAGGTGGAAGTCTCCCTGTATGAGGAGCGCTTTCAGGACGCGGACGGCTTCGGTTTCGCGTTGCGCTTTCGTCAGGTCATCGTGGCCCTGACCTGCGAGCGCTGCGACATTGCGCGCGACGGACGCTACGAGAGGGTCTTGCCACGAGACGAAATCGTGGACTCGATCAAACGGACGATCCAGACGACGGGCTCCGGCGCGGCCAGCGCAGACGCCAAGGCTTCGTTTTCCCTGCCGGCGCTCTTGAACGGTCTTATGGGTGCGAGCGCCGGGGTAGAGGGCAAAATCGCCGGGAGTACCGAGGCAACCGAATCCCGTCTGCAAGAAAGGGTGCGGGATTACTGGATCGTGAGCTATGCGCCTGAGCACCGCTGGAGAGTTGGCATCGACGGACTGGGCGACCCCACGAAGGACGGCCTCTTCCTGGACGGTCGCTACTTCAATAAGCCACCCGCCGGCGCATCGGACGCGGACGCGTGCGTGCCCCTCTGTTACGCCGAACCGGACGGAGACGCGCCGTACGCCATTGTCATCGAACTGCGGGCGCGGAAGGCGGACTGTGCCTACATCCCGCTGGGCCAGCGCAAAGAAGACGACCTCTGGAAGGAACAAAACCGGAAAAAGATTGAGGAGCTGTTGGCCCTGCGCATGTTGGAGGACCAAAACCGAGAGGATGGGTTCACGCCGCCGGACGGCGAAGTGATCCTGGCCCGTGGCCGTCTGATGGTGGAGCGGTGCGATGCCGATGACCAAACCGGACACTGAATCGAACGGCACGGCTGACGGCGAGGAGCAGACTCCGACCGTGCGGCCCTTCCGCCCGAACTTCGACCTCCTGCGCCGCGTTCGGATGGCCGATGACGCAACGGTGGCCGGCCTTGTGCGCCTGACCGGCTTGGAATCCGCCCGTGACTTCCGCCATGCCGATCTGCGCGGCCTCGATTGGCGGGATACGGATCCATCACAGTACGATACCACGGGGTCTTTAATCGATACGCGCGATGTCGCGGCACAGTCGCCGGATCAAATCGCCAAAACCCTTCGTGATGTTTTGCAGCTCGAAACGCTAGAAATCGTGGACATCCTGCGTCGTCTGGCGGAGGGCCACCATGCAAAGGGCGAACTCTTAGAAGCCTATGGGCTCTATCAGACGATCATGGCCCTGCAATCACACCATTTCGGTGCGACGCATCCGGAGGTGGCCGCGACCCTTTCCGTGCTGGGCGCTCTGGATCGCGAGCAAGGCCGCTTCGACAACGCCAGAACGCATCTTGAGCGGGCCTTGGCCATACAGGAAACCGCCCTGGGTCCGGCGCATCCGTCTGTGGCCGTGACCCTTCAAGTGCTGGGCCTTGTGGATCTCGATCTAGGCCGCTTCGACGACGCCAGAACGCATCTTGAGCGGGCCTTGGCCATCAATGAGGCCGCCCTGGGTCCGGCGCATTCGTCTGTGGCCGCGACCCTTTACGTGCTGGGCTTTTTGGATCACGATCAAGGTCGCCTCGACGACGCCCGCTCAAAGCTGGAGCGGGCCTTGGCCATCAATGAGGCCGCCCTGGGTCCGGCACATCCGGATGTGGCCGCGACCCTGCACAATCTGGGCGCTGTGGATCACCAGCAAGGCCGCCCCGACGACGCCCGCTCAAAGCTGGAGCGGGCCTTGGTCATACGGGAAGCCGCCCTGGGTCCAACGCATCCGTCCGATGCCGCGACCCTTCACGCCCTGGGCCGTGTGGATTACGATCAAGGTCGCCTCGACGACGCCCGATCAAAGCTGGAGCGGGCCTTAGCCATACAGGAAACCGCCCTGGGTCCGGCGCATCCGTACACCCAAGCCATAGAAGACGCGCTTGCCGACCTGCTGCGTGCCATGCAGAACGAGACAGCCCCCCCGGCGGGGTCGTGACGGCGGCGTCAGGATCTCGGGATGATGCGGGGCTCTGCCCCACGCCCCGTTCTTTAAGAGATGCGGGGCTCTGCCCCGCTCCCCGCTGGGGCCTGAGGCCCCAGACCCCCAGTCCTTGGATTTTTAAAAAGGGAGAGGGCGGAGGGTGTGGAAAAGCCAGCCAAGACTCCTCCCCCATTCATGGGGGAGGTTGGGAGGGGGCAAAAGCACCCCCTGTCATCCCGAGCGAGCGCTCTCCCCATGCGTCATCCCTTCCGCCTTGGCCTTTCATTTTTTAAAAAAAGGGAGGTCTGGAGGCATCGCCTCCAGGCGGGTCTGGGCAGCAGCCCAGCATCTTGAACGCGTGCGGCGGCATCCCAGCACCTCGGGCGCGTATAGCGGCAACCCAGCATTGCGGAAGCGCATGGCGGAGCTGTGTCGTGTGGCTCCTGCGGGGCGCTGCCCCGCCCCCTCTCAACACGCGGGGGTTTGCATCCAAGAGTCTGGACGACGCTGGCGTGATCATGAATGATCGGGCTGGGTGCGTTGGAGGCGTGCGCAGGAGGCGTCTGGATGTCGGTGCAATGGCTGATCGATATATTGAACGGGCTGCACGCCATGAGTTCGATGGTGCAGCTTGGGGTGTGGCTTGTTGTCGGGCTCATGATCCTGTGGGGGCTGGCTTGGGTCTGGCGCAAGGCCCGCCCGGGGATGGCAGAGCTTGAGGCGGCCATCGCGCAGCATACCAAGGAGCGCGCCGCGCTCAATCGGACGATCCCCCCCCTGGAAGCCGCCGTGGCGGCGCTGGAGCGAACCGAGGCAGGGTTGCGCGATCGCCTGCCCGAAACCGCGCTCGAACAGGCAGCCTGGGAACGGCAGGATGGCAATGTGGAAAAGGCCATCCCCCTGCTGGAAACGCTGCTGTCAGAGGCCGGCCCGCCGGTGGCCCTGGCCTGCAAACGGGTGAGCGCGGCCCTGCGCCGCCTTCCCCCCGACGCCCCCGACGCCGACACCGGGAACCGGGCGAAGACTTGCGACCGGCTCGACCGCCTCGCCGCGCTGCTGGCCGAGCCTCCCGGTGCCGGCCCACGCGACTCCTCGAACGGCGGATGAGGGCGAGCCCATGGACCTGACCCAAGCCCTGATTGATGCCCTGGAGGGGGGCCAATATGGCGTCCTCGTCGAGTTGATTGGATTCATGGCCGCCGTCGTGACTCTGACCCTGTTGGTTTTCGGGGTGGGACGTCTCGGCTTCAAGGATAAGGAAAAAAAGAATGCGGAGCTGCGCGAAGAGATAAAGGCGCGGAAAAAGCGCATCGCGGCCCTGAAAACGCGCCAGAGCGAGGTGTCCGCCGCCATTGACGGCCTCCGCCAGCGCGTGCCCGCCGAAGCCCTGGTCATGGCGGACGCGGCGGACGCCGATCCGAACGCCGTCTCGGACGGCCTGACCCTCCTCGACGCCATGCTGAACGAGGCCTTGCCGCCTCTGGGCACGGCAGCCCTTTGGCTTGCAGAATATTATCTGGCCCACGCGCCGGATGATCCGGCCCATATGACCCTGTCGGCATATTACGCCCAGAGTGCCCTTGCCTGCGATCCGTCGCTAAACATGGCGCGGTGGATCCTGGCGGACATCGAAGCCAAACGGGCCGCGGACAGCATCGACCACGGGGATATCCGAGCGGCGATCGCGCATGGCGCCTTGGCCCTGGGCTCTGTGTCGGCGGATGAAAACGGCGATGCCTCTTTTGAGACGATTGCGACAATCACCCGCCTTGCGAACGAAGAGCATTCGAAGGGCCACTACGCCGCCGCCCATGTTCTTTGTGAGCGCGCCGTCGCGGGGGCCCGCCGTCTCTTCGGGCGCAACAGCCTGAACACCGCACGGACCGAGTTCAACCTTGCGGTTTCCTATGAGTCTTTGGGGCTTTATCCGGAGGCGCTGGAGGTGCAGATGCACGGTCTGACCCTCCGGGAGCGCGCCTTGGGCCAGCAACACCCCGACGTCGCAGCCTCCCTGCACGCTTTGGGACGCCTGCATCACGCGATGGGGCATCTTGACGACGCCCGGGCGAGGCTGGAGCGGGCCTTGGCCCTCTACGAGGATGCCCTGGGTCCGGCGCATCCGCAGGTGGCCACAACCCTTCACGACCTGGGCGTTGTGGATCGCGATCAAGGCCGCCTCGACGACGCCCGATCAAAGCTGGAGCGGGTCTTGGCCATCACCGAGGATGCCCTGGGTCCGACGCATCCGGAGGTGGCCGCGATCCTTCACAATCTGGGCGTTGTGAATCACAATCAAGGCCGCCTCGACGCCGCCCGCTCAACGCTGGAGCGGGTCTTGGCCATACGAGAAACCGCCCTGGGTCCGGCGCATCCGGATGTGGCCGCGACCCTTCACGCCCTGGGCGGTGTGAATCACGCGCGAGGCCGCCTCGACGACGCCCGGTCAAAGCTGGAGCGGGCCTTGGCCATCAACGAGGCCGCCCTGGGTTCGGCGCATCCGCATGTGGCCGCGACCCTTAACGCACTGGGCGCTGTGGATCGCGATCAAGGCCGCCTCGACGACGCCCGCTCAAAGCTGGAGCGGGCCTTAGCCATACAGGAAACCGCCCTGGGTCCGACGCACTGGAAGACGCAAACCACAAGAGACGCGCTTGCCGCCCTGCTGCGTGCCATGCAGAACGAGACAGCCCCCCCGGCGGGGTCGTGACGGCGGCGTCAGGATCTCGAGATGATGCGGGGGGTCGTTGGTCTCATCCCGAGCGAGCGGAGCGCCTTGCCTCATCCCGAGCGAGCGGAGCGAGCCGAGGGATCTCGGGAGGAGACCTGAAACCGTTCGGCTGGCATGCCCGTGCGCGAGCTCCCCCCACGCGCTTCGCTTGGTCGGGATGACGCAAGGCGCGCTGCGCTCACGCGGGATGGCGAAAGACGTGAGATGAGGCCCCAGACCCGTGCACACTTTCCCCTTGACCACAGGCTGTTTCCTTGACACAAGGGGGTGGCAGAGGTGCGCCTGAAGGACGGGCGCCCCCTCTTCCCAAAGAGCCATCTTTCCAGAACACCATCTGTCCAACACCCCGCCGGGACCCCGCGCGGGGTTTTTTGTGTGCGCAACAGGAGCCCGCCATGCCGTCCATCCGCGTTGATGTGGACGGCGACGGCCTGACGCTGTTCGGCGCCGCCCTGGCCGCGCTCGGCGATGAGGCCAAGGCCCGTAAGGCCGCGTCCCGCGCACTCAACAAAACCAGCGCGCGGGCCTACACCCAGGTGAAGCGGTCCCTCGCCAAGCAAGCGGGCGTGCCGCAGGCCAAGGTCATCAAGTACGGGCGCCTAGAACGCATCCCGGCCAGCGGGACGTCCCTCAGCACCCGAATCGTATCGTCCGGCGGATACATGCCGCTGAAGCATTTCGGCGCGCGCCCAATCCGGCGGGGCGTGTCGGCCTCGCCTTGGGGAAAACGGCGGCTGTTTGCCTCCACCTTTATGGTCAACACACTCGGCGGGCAGGTGTTCAAGCGCCTGCCGGGCCAGCGCAACCGCATCAAGAAGCTGTGGGGGCCGGCCATCCCGCGCGAGCTGATCCAGGGCGAAACCGCTGCCGCGTTCGAACGGGTCGTGCCAGAGGTGCTGATCCCCGAACTCAACCGCCAGATCGAGGGCCTGACCTCGGGGGCCTTTCGGTAACGCCGACCGACGCGTGAGGCGGATCTTCGTTTCTCTCGCCGCAGCGCCCTTTCTGGGGCGCGCGGCTCCGGGCCTCCGGCCCGCCGGCGCAGTCGCGCCGGTATTCCCCACCTCGATCCAGGGGCTTTAGGGACCGTACCAGCGCCCCCAAAGCCCCGCGGGCGCGCAGCCCCGGAATTTGGCTAGGTCCAGCGTTCTGAAATCCGGGTTCGCTTTCGGTTCGGTGCGCCCATAACGCATTGTATTCTTTTGATAATATCAGGCCGGATAGGCAAACATGGTCGAGAAGGTAGACGGGCGCGTCGTCAGCCAGACGGACTTGGCGGCGATCATGGGCGTCTCGGCCATGACCATCCGAGCCTGGGAGCGCAAGGGCATGCCCGTGGCCCGCAAGGGATCACGCGGCAAACCCGGTCAATACAACACCGCCGACGTGATCCGCTGGCGCGGGGAACAGGCAGCCCTCGCCGCGACGGGCGACACCAACGCCATGGATATGGAGGAGGCCCGGCGCCGCAAGACGGCGGCGGAGGCGGCTCTTGCGGAAATGGACCTCGCCTTGCGCCGTGGCGAACTGGTCGAGGTGGACACCGTCGGTCGGCTGGTGGCCGAGGAGTACGCCACCGTCCGCGCCAACCTCATGGCGATGCCGGGAGAGATGGCCCCGGATCTGGAGCACCTGTCCGTGCTGGAGATCGAGGAACTGCTGGGCACCAAGGTGACGGAAATCCTCGATGCACTTACCGCCGATGGACAGTTCGCGTCTGAAGACGACGCTACGGAAGGCCAGGGCGGAGGCGCTGAAGCCACCGCCGAAACTAAATCTGGTTGAGTGGGCCGATTCCTACCGGGTCATCGCGCGACAGAACAGCGCCAACCCGGGCCGCTGGAGCACACTACGGGTGCCGGTGGCCTATGGGCCGATGAAGGCGATCACGGATCGGCACACCCAGATCGTCACGATGGTGGCCTGTACGCAGATCATCAAGTCCGAGATGCTCGTGAACGCATGCGGGTATTTCATTCACCAAGACCCGGCCTCCATCCTGTTCGTGCAACCGACACAGCAACTGGCGGAGAGCTTCAGCAAGGAACGGTTCGCCCCCACCCGTGAGGCCATGGAGGTCTTGCGGAGCCTGATTCCGGACAGCAAGGCGCGCGATTCCGGGGTCACGATCACGCACAAGGAATACCCCGGCGGCACCCTGGACTTTGTCGGCGCGAACAGCCCGGTCAATCTCGCCAGCCGCCCCAAGCGGATCGTGCTGGCCGACGAGATCGACCTGTACCCGGCAGACGCGGGCGGCATGGGTGACCCGCTGGCGTTGGCCGAAGAGCGGTCGTCCACCTTCCGGCGGAGGAAGAAAAACATCCGGGTGTGCTCGCCCTCGGACGAGAGCACGAGCCGGATCTGGCGAGAGTACGAGAAAAGCGACCAGCGGCGATGCTTCGTCGCCTGCCCGCACTGTGGCCACGCCCAGATCCTGCGGTGGTCGCCGGAAACGGTGCTCTGGGACAAGGACGAAAACGGCAACCACCTGCCGCATACGGTGCGCTACCACTGCGAGGCCTGCGGGGCCGGCTGGAGCGAGTCGGAGCGGATCCGGGCGTTGCGCGCCCTGGCCGAGGCCCCCGATCACGGCTGGCGGCAGACGCGGCCCTTCCGGTGTTGCGGCCAGGATTGGCGGCCCTCGGTCTGGGATGATCAGGGCCGGGCCATGTGCCCAACCTGCGGCGCCCTCGCCCCCTACGACGGGCACGCGGGGTTCCAGGTTTCGAAGCTGTACAGCACCCGCCACGAGCTGGCGGACGTAGTGAAAGAATACCTCGGGTCACGCAAAAAACCCGAGCTGATGCGCAAGTTCATCAACACCGCGCTGGCGGAGGTCTGGAAGGAAAAGGTCGAGCGCCTGGACCCGGCGGCCCTGGCCGAGCGGTGCGAGCCCTACACCCACCTGTCGGCGCCCGAGGCGGTGCGGCTGGTGGTGTTCGGCGCCGACACCCAGGACGACCGCATCGAGGTGACCTTTCAGGGGTTCGGGCCTGACGAAGAAATCTGGGTCCTGCGCCACGAGGTGCTGAACGGCGACACGGCGAAAAAGGACGTCTGGGACCGGCTGGACGCCCTGATCCTAGAGCCCGTGCACACGGTGGACGGTCGCACCCTGACGGCTCAGGCCGGCTGCATCGATAGCGGCGGGCACCGGGGCGAGATGGTGCACGCCTTCTGTCGGGCACGGCGTCGGCGGCGGGTCTACGCCGGCAAGGGCATGGCCGGCAACCGGCTGATCTGGCCCAAGACACCGAGCCGCACAAAGAACAGCGGCGACCGGCTGTATGTGATCGGCGTGGACACTGGAAAGGATTACGTCGCGGCGAGCCTTGAAATCCCCCTCGACGGCGACGGGCCGACGCCCCGGGCGGTTCACTTCCCCGCCGAGGGGTTGAGCGCGGATTACTTCGACCAGCTCACCAGCGAACAAGCCGCGACCGAGCTCAAGGGCAGCACCCCGGTTCGGGTGTGGCGAAAGCGGGAGGCAGACGCTCGCAACGAGGCGCTGGACTGCTTCGTTTACGGGCTGGCCGCCCGGCTCTCGCTGCCGGTGAAGCTGGACAGACCGCCCAGGGTGGCGGCGCGACCCCGCGACCCGGCGCCGACGGAACCTTCCCCGCAGGCCCCGGCCACGCAACCGGCGCCGCCCCCACCGTCGCCAGAGCGGGCGACAGAGCGGGCGACAGACCGGACAGCAGACCGAGCCGCGCGGCGCGCAAAGTGGAGACGGCGGTAATGGCATTTCTCGACCGGATGTTCGGCAGAAGCCAACGGGCTCCGGCCCCGACCGGCACCACGACGCGCCGGCCCGTGGCCCGATACCTGCGCGATACGGCCCAGGGGGCGTTGAGCCAGCGTGCCGCCTCGCTGGTGACCCATCAGGACGAGGTGACGCGGGCGTGGGACCGGATCGCCGCGCTGGCGCTGGATTTCATTCAGAACTCCGGGCGGCTGAAGGGCGCGGTCGATCAGGTGTTGGCCGATACGGTCGGGGTTGAACTGCGCCTGAACGCCCGCCCGAACCTGTCGGCGCTGGGCTATGACCAAGCCGAAACGGTGGCTTGGGCGCGTCTCGTCGAACAGCGTTGGCGGCGCTGGTCCTGGACCCCGGCGGAGTGCGATTTCCGGGGCCGGCTGACGGTGCCGCAGATGGTGGACGTCGCGTTGCGCCACCAGATCGCCTACGGCGAGGCGATCGGCCTGATGGCGTTCTGGGACCGTCCGACGCGGGCACAGTACGGGATCACGACCGGCACCAAGTTCTGCCTGATCCCGCCGCACCGCTTGGTGCGCGAGACCAACGAGTGGCGCCGGCTCCATGCGGGCGTCTGGCTGGACGAAAACGGAAGGCCCACAGGATACCGAGTCCGCGAACGGCGGGCGGGCTTCGATCAGGATATGGATTATGCCGCGCGGGACGCTGCCGGTCGGCCACAGGTGATCCATGTGTTCGACCCCTGGGACGCCGACGACACCCGGGGCGTGTCCGTGCTGGCTTCGGCCATGCGCACCCATGCCTATGCGGAACAACTGGGCGACGCCACGCTGACCACCGCCGTGTTGCAAACGGTGTTCGCGGCCACGCTCACCAGCCCGAACCCGAGCATCGAAGCCTTCGAGGCGATCCAGGCCCTGGCCGAGGAAGACCCGGCTTTGAGCGGAGAATTCGTGGACTTCTTCGCCGCCAAGATGGAGGCGGCGACCGAGGGCGTGCACTTCGGTGCCGCTGGGCAGGTGTCCCATATGGGGCCGGGGGAAAAACTGGAGCTGCTGACGGCACAGACGCCGCACAACAACTACCTGCCGTTCTCGGCTGACCTGCGCCGCGAAATGGCGCGGGCCATTGGCACGACCTATTCGGCCTTCTCGATGGACCACAGCGACGCGACGTATTCGTCGGTGCGGATGGAAACCGCGTCCATCTGGCCGGTGGTGCTGCGCCGCCGCGAGCGGATCGCCGCCCCGATCAAACAATCCATCTTCGAGAGTTGGCTCGACGAGGAGATTGGCGAAGGCCGGATCCCGCTGCGCGGTGGGTATCGCGCGTTCCAGGCCCATCGCGACGACATCTGTTGGGCGGAATGGCAAGGGCCAGCCCGCCCAACCGCCGACGACAAGAAGAGCGCGCAGGCGGCAACCGAGCGCTTGCAGAACGGCACCAGCTACCTCGGCTTGGAATGCGCCGAGCACGGCCTATCGGTCGAAGACGTGGTGGAACAGCGCCAACGCGAGCGTGACTTGTTCCTGGCCGCCGGCCTGGGTGATCCGTTCGCCCCACGACCGTCGGGAGCGGCGGCAACGCCCACCGCCACCGACGGCGAGGAAGACGGCACCGGCACGGGCAAAAAGGACGCCAAGACATGACCGACCCCTGCACGCGGGCGGAGACCCTGCGCGCCCTGCGCTCTGACTTGGTCAGCGGACAAATGCCCTCCCGCATCCGCTTCGACCGCGAGGACGTGGCGTTCTTCAAGGCCGACCCGTCCGCACTCGACCGGGAAATCGCCCGCCTGGAGGCCGAATGCGCGCGGTCCCAGGGCCGTCGATCCCGGTACGCCGTCGTCCCCCGCCTTCGGAGATTTTGACCATGGCCTGTCTGGTTAACGGTACCGAAATCGTGCTGACGGGGACGGTGGGTCTGATCTGGTGGGATGAGGACCATTTCACCCACGCAGACGTGGTGATGGCCTTGGCCCTGGTCGGTCGGAACACCCACGCCACGGTGCGCGTGAACTCTGGCGGTGGCATCGCGAGCGAAGGCGCTGCGATCCATGCCGCCCTGTCCATGCACCGGGGCGGTGTGGATATCGTCATCGAGGGATGGGCCGCGTCCGCTGCCTCCCTCCTCGCCATGGCCGGTCAGCGTGTCGTGATGTGCCCCGGTGCGATTCTGATGATCCACGATCCCAGCACATACACCTGGGGCACGGCGGACGAGCACCGGGCCTCCGCCGAGGCCCTCGATGCGCTGGGCAACGCTTACGCCGCCATCTACGCCGACAAGACCGGCGCGACCGTCGCAACCATGCGCGCCTTGATGAAGCGCGAAGCTTGGCTTGGCCCTGATGATGCCGTGGCTCAGGGGTTCGCGGATGCAACCGAGGGAGCCAGCAACGACAACGACGCGCCCCGTCCCGCTGCATTCGGCGGCATCGGCCACTACGCCAACGTGCCGTCGCGCATCGTGGCCTTGGCGCACGCGGGCCACTGGCATCGCCCCGACCCTCCCCAGCAGACGGGCGCGCGTCTCGCCGCCCTGATGCCCCCACAACAGAAGGAGACGCCCGTGACTGGACAACCGCAGGCGGACGCGGTCACGCCGCCCCCCGCCACTCCCGACCCCGCGAAGATCGCCGCCGAGGCCGTGGTCGCCGACCGGAAGCGGCGTTCCGACGTGCTGGCATTCGACGAGGCCAAGGGCCGCGAACCGTTGGCCGAACACCTGCTCAACACCACCGACATGGACCTGCAGGCCATCAAGGCCGTGCTGGCGACCGCGCCCAAGACCGACCTGGAAACCGCTGCCAATCCGTCGCCGGAGACCTACGCCGCCCAGAGGGCCGCCGCTGCCGGGGCTGGGCTGGCCATGCCGGGGACCCCGCCGTCTGCGGCGCGCCCCGCCCTGAGCGCCCGCGACATCTACGCAGCGCGCAAGGCAGACCGTAACGGAGGGGCAAGCCGATGAGCGACATCAAGACCGAAGGCCCGCGCCCGCTGGCGTTCCTGCTCAGCGAGGGCAACGGCGCCATTTCGCGCGAGACCGTCACCGTGGCATCCGGGGAAGGCCGTCTGGCCGCCGGCACCGTGCTGGGCATCGTCACCGCGTCCGGCAAGGCCGTGGCCAGCCCGCATGCTGAAACCGGCGGCAAAGAGGGCGCCGAGACCGCAACCGCCGTCCTGGCCTATCCCGTGGACGCCACCGACACCGATGTGACGGCGGTGGTGATCCATCGGCTTGCCGAGATCAAGGCGCAGCCCCTTCTGTTCCACGCCACCGTCGATGACGCGACGAAGCAGGGCGCCAAGATCGCCCAGCTTGCTGCCGTCCACATCATCGCCCGCTAAGGAGGAGACGGCATGCCCGCCCCTGATATCTGGTCTGACGATGGCTTCACGCTGGAAAGCCTGACCGTCGCCGTCAACAAGGAGCCCTACCGCCCCGGTCAGGTCTCCGCCACCGGCCTGTTCGACGAGGATGGTGTCACCACCACCACCGTCTCCGTCGAACTGCGCGACGGCAAGCTGTCCCTGGTGGAACCATCGGAGCGTGGGGGCCCAGGCGAGACCGTGGGCGATGAAAGCCGCGTGCGGATCCCGTTCGACGTCGACCACTACCAGCGCGACGACAGCATCCTTGCCGACGAGGTTCAGAACGTCCGGGCCTTTGGCGCCGAGAACCGCCTGGAAACGCTGACCGAACGGGTCGAGCGCAAGGCTCAGCGCCACGCCCGCGACCTCACCATGACCCTGGAACACCAGCGCGTCGGCGCCATCAAGGGCATTGTGACAAGCAAATCGGGCACCGTGCTGCACGACCTGTACAGCCGTTTCGGTTTGGCCGTGCCGGCGGCGGTGTCGCTGGAATTGGACGTGGACTCCACGCTGGCGACCGGCCTGTGGCAGGACGTGGTCTATGCCCTGGAAGACGAGTTGGACGAACCGTATGACGGCCTGCACGTCTTCACCGGGCGCGACTTCCACAAGGCCCTGTGGCAGCACAAAAGCGTGCGCGAGACCTTCGTCTTCAACAACGCGCAAATCCTGCGTCAGGACGTGCCCGACACGTTCGAGTGGGGCGGCGCCACATGGGAGCGGTACCGCACCGGCGCCAAGGCGACCAGCGACCTCGGCGCGCCCTACATCGCCGCCGACGAAGCCCGCGTGGTGCCGCGCGGCGTGCCCGACCTGTTCATCACGCGGTTCGCTCCGGCGGACTATGAAGAGACGGTCAACACGGTCGGCCTGCCGTTCTACGCCAAGCAGTGGGCGCGCCCTGACGGGAAGGGCCGGCACCTTCAAGTGCAGATGAACCCCATCTCGCTGTGCACTCGCCCCGGCGTGCTGCGCAAGCTGACGCTGACCTGAGAAAGGCCCCCGCCATGACCAAGACCATCACCGTGGCCGGCCCGCGCGGCCTGCGGATCCCCGCCGCTGTGCTCGGCACATCCGCGCCCGTGGTCGTCGGGCCGCACGAGCCGGTGGAGGTACCGGACGACTATGGCCGCCATCTGATCCGCGACCGGTTCGCGGTCGAGGTGGCGCCGAAACCGGCCCCGGCAAAGCCTGAGCCGGCGAAAGCCAAATCCTGATGCCGCCGATCTGGCGGGATCGGTTGGCACGAGTCCGCCAAGCGGTGGACGGGCAGTTCGGCGAGGCGGTCACGGTCACCCCTCACGTGACCGGCGACTTCGCCACCGGCCCGGACCTGGCCCGTCCGTCCTTCCCGCTCGCCGGCGTCCTGACCACTGGCCAGGGCGATCAAAGCAACCTGGGCGGCGGCGATGCGCGCTCTTGGCGGGCCAGCATCCCGGTTGGCGAGGCCGAATTGCACGTCGATCCCGATACGTGGCCGGCGGTCGCCACCGTGCAGATCGGCGACCATCTGACGGCGGATGATCGGGACGCCGCATCTTTCGAAGTGCTCCGCATCGACCGGGGCCACCGCAACCGCATCGTTCTGCGCCTGGGGGCGCGCTAATCCATGAGCCTGTCTCGTCTGGCGCTGCGCATCGTCACGGTGGCCGCCCTGCGCGGTCGCACCTGGGCGGGGGACGCCGTGCGTGATTCCGCCATCCCGCCCATTGACGTGGCGGCGCGCGATGAGCGCCGACCGTTCCTGTCGGTCTACACCGACGACGGCGAGACCAGCCCGCGCAACGGCGACCTGTTGTCCGGCCTGCCGTCGTTCTCGCTGGTGATCGAAAGTGCCGTGACGGCGCAGATGCAACCCGGTGGCGATTGGGTGATCCCGGCCACCGATGCCGGCATGGAGAGCACTCTAGACCTGCTGGATCGTCAAATCCGGCGGGCGTTGATGGACCCGACCGACCCGTGGTCGCGGCTATGGCGCGCTCTGGTCACGGAGGTCCTCACCGTCCGCACCGTGCGCGGCGCCTCGACCGACCAGGGTCTGCGGTTCGCGGGCCGACAGATTGAACTCCAGGTGCGCGCGCTGGCGGACCCTCGGCCTGGGGGCGCGGCCTCCGGCATCTGGGCGGAGCTGCTGGCGAGACTGGAGGCCACGCCCGAAACCGCGCCGCTGGCCGCCGTGCTGCGGGCGGAAATCGAAGACGAGACGCCCCCCGCGCCGACGCACTGGGAACACGACGCCGGCGCCGCCCTGGGGCACGAGATGGACGACCCGCAGACGGTCGCAGACTCCCTTGAAACGGTGGTCACGGATTCATGAGCGACGCCTATTTCCGCGCCGTATCGCGGCGCTTCGCCGAGCTGGAAGCGGCCATCGAAAGCCTTGATCGCCGGGTGAGGAACCTTGTGCGCGAGGGCCGTATCACCGGCGTGGACTATGCGCGCGGCGTCGCCACCGTGGACATGGACGGCCTGCCATCCCGCGACATCCCGTGGGTTCAAAGGGCCGGCGACATCAAGGACTGGGACCCGCCCACCGTTGGCGAGCGCGTGACGGTGGTCAGCCCGACCGGAGACCCCGCGCAAGGCTTGATCACCCCCGGCGGCTGGTCAGACGCCAACCCAGCCCCCCACGACCGGGGCGGCGAACGCTTCATCCAGGCCGCGCACAAGATCGTGCTGCGCGTCGGAGAGACCGAACTGATCTTGGAGCCGGACAAGGCAACCCTGCGTGTGGGCGCAACATCGCACGTCGTCATGACGCCCGATCATCTGGAGCTACAGGCCGATCGCATCGACCTGAACCCATAGGACCAGCCGCCATGCCCGCCGCCGTCCGCCTCACAGACAGATGCACCGGTCACGGCTGTTGGCCGCGGCGCGCCAATGCCGGCGCATCGCTCACCGTCTTCGCCAATGGCCTCGGTGCCCACCGGGTGGGCGACCCGTGGCAGCCCCACACCTGCCCGGCGATCCCCGAAACCCACGCCAGCACCCAGGCCAGCGGATCGCCGACCGTGTTCGTCAATGGCCGCGCCTGGGCTCGGGTGGGTGATTCCATCGCCTGCGGTTCCTCAAACGCCACCGGCAGCCCGGCCGTGTTCCTCAACGGAGACTGACCCATGCCCGATTACACCATCAGCCGCGCCGGCTGGCTGGCCGACACCCACGGCGTCGGCGCCCATCGCCAGATCGGCGAAACGGTGACCCTGACCGAAAGAGAGGCCGCCTATCTGGTCCGGTCGGGCCAAATCCAAGTTGCTTCGGCCCCTGCCGTCGATGCCGGATCACGCCGCGCTCCTAAAGCGAAAACCGGCGAGGCCTGAGCCATGGCCGGCATGGATCGCGCCACGGGCAAGCGGCTGGAGGGCTGGGCGCACGTCCAGCAATCGCTGGGCGACATCCTGACCACGGCCATTGGCGAGCGCGTGGAGCGGCGCCGCTATGGGGCCGACGTGGCCAGCCTGTTGGATATCCCAATGACGCCCGACGCGCTGTTGAGTGTGTTCGTCACCGTTGCCAAGGCCATCACCCCGCGTCGGATCAATGGCCGAGAGTATGGCGAGCCGCGCTTTGATCTTGCGGCCATCCGGCCCCGGTCCGCCGGCCCCGATGGCCGGCTGGTGCTGGAGTTGGTCGGGCTGTACTACCCGCGCGGCCACCTGGGGGACGTCTCGGTGTTCGAGGCCGCACGCTACGAGGTGACGGCATGACCGGATTCACAGCCATCAACTTGTCCAACCTGCCGTCCCCGGACGTGCTCCAGGTGCTGGATTACGAGGCCGAGCTGTCGGCGGTGCTGGCGACGTTTCAGGCCCGCTATCCGGACTATTCCGCGATCCTGGAAAGCGATCCGATCATGAAGCTGATGGAGGCGGTGGCCTATCGTATCGCCCTGAAGATGGCCGAATGGAACGACGGCGCGCGCGGCCTGATGTTGGCCTATGCCAGCGGCGCCACGCTGGACCATCTGGCCGCGCTGGTGAACGTGCAGCGCCTGACGGTCACCGAGGCCACCGACGCCGCCGACGCCGTCATGGAAACCGACGCGGCCTTGCGCGCCCGCGCCCAGCTCGCTTGGGAGGGCCTGAGCACCGCCGGCCCCATCGGCGCCTATCAGTTCCATGCGCGCGAGGCTGATGGCCGCGTGCGGGATGTGGCCGTGCACTCGCCAACCCCCGGCGATGTGGTCGTGACCATCCTGGGCCATGAGGGGGACGGATCGGTCACCGCGCGCGAGGTCGTCACCGATCGGGCCGTCACGCTAACCGGCGACACGGTCCCCCTGGACGGCACCGCAATCACCGATCTGGTGGTGACCGGCGCGATCTTGGATACCGATTACCGCTGGGACCCCGAGACCGCGACGATCACCCGTCTGCCAGGGGGCGCGATCCCCGCCGATGCGCCCCTCACCGTTACCTATAAGCGCGCGTCGGTGCTGGCGCGGGTCGAGGCCCGGCTGGCCGATGACGACGTGCGCCCGCTGACCGATCAGGTCACGGTTCAGTCCGCGACGGTCACCCCCTACACCGTCGCGGCCACGCTGTGGCTGTACGACGGGCCGGCGTCCGCCCCCGTGGTCGCCGCCGCCGAGGCCGCGTTGGCCGAGACCGTTACCCGTCTGCACGCCCTGGGGCATGACGTGACGCGCAGCGCTTTGTTTGCCGCACTCCATCAAGCCGGCGTCCAGCGCGTGGACCTGACCAGCCCGGCGGCGGATATCGAGATTGGCCCGACCGAAGCCGCCTTCTGCACCGGCGCAACCCTCACCGTGGGAGGCCGCGATGTCTGATGACAGCGTCCCCGGTTTGCTGCCGCCGAACGCGACCGACCTGGAGCGCGCCGCCGATACAGCAACGGGCGCGCGCATCCAGGCCGTGGATTTCGCGCCCATGTTGGGGCTCTGGGACCCGTGGCGGTGTCCGGCCCCGCTGCTGCCCTGGCTGGCGGGGGCGTGCAGCGTGGACGTCTGGGATGACGACTGGCCCGAAGAGACCCGCCGCCGCGTGATCGCGGACAGCTACGCGGTGCACAGCGTCAAGGGCACGGTCGGCGCCGTCAAACGCGCCCTTGCCGCACTCGGCGCCGAGGCCGAGCTGGTCGAGTGGTTCAACCAATTGCCGCCAGCCGCGCCCTACACGTTTGCGCTCACCACGTTTGCGCAGCCCTACGCCGCCGCCCTGGCGCTCGACGCCACCGGCCAGAGCCAAATCATAGACACCGTGTGGCGCGCCAAAAATGTGCGCAGTCATCCGGCGATCCGCATGGGGGGCTCCTTTGGGGCCGGCCTCGGTCTGGCCTCATCCGCGACTGCCGGATCGCGGCTGGTCGCCTCTGGTACGGGCGCGATGTCCTGGGCCGGCGCTGCGGGCCTAACGCTGGCCGGCGCCACCTTGAGCGCGGCGCGCCTGTCCGCGTCGGGCGTCGGGCGCCTGCGCGATACCGCTGTCGCCTTGTTGGGGCTGGCCGCGCCGGTCCATGGCGCCCCCCGGTCCTGGACGCGCGCCCGAGGCCGCACGCGCGATACCGCCATCGCCTCGCTCGGGCTGGCGGCATCCACCCACGCGGCGCCGCGCGCCGTGATCAGACTGAGGGAGGCCTAGGCCGTGACGACCACCATTACGCCCTTGTTTACCGATGCTGGCCTCGCCGCCGTAGCGTCTGCCACCGGCGCCGGACTGGCCGCCGAGATCGCCGAGATTGCGATTGGAGACAGTGGCTATGCCCCGGGAGCCTCCGCCACGGCGCTTCAGTCCGAGCGTGCGCGCGTGTCCGTCTCCGCCGGCGGCACGACCGGCCCTCACGAGGTGCTGGTCGAGGCCATGGTGCCAGAGGGCGCGCCGGAGTTCTGGATCCGTGAGGTTGGGTTTTTCTTGGCCGACGGCACGCTCCTTGCCCTTTGGTCGGACCCCGAAAAAAACCTTGGGTGGCGGGGCGAACTCGCCCCCTGGTTCTTCAAGTTTCTGCTGGGCTGGACCAGCCTTCCGGCAAACGCCATCACCGTAACCTTTGACGGCGACGCGGGGCAGGCTGCGCTCTCCCTCGACCTCGCACAAGTCGAGGCCAAGCTGGTGCACGCGGTCGAGGACAGCGGCCAGACCTGGAACGACGGCGACAACACCCAGCTTACCGCCGCCATCACCGCCAAGGTGATGAGCGCCTTCTCCACCGCGTTCAACGGGCAGGATTTCGCAACCGCCCTGGCCGCGTATCTGGCCGACGGCGGCTATCTGCGCCGTGACGTCGCCGACACTCTGACGGTCGGATTTGCAACCACGGCGGTACCGCTCGTGCCCGCATCGGGCACGATCACGCCCGATCTGGACGCCGGCAACGTGTTCACGCTGGACGTGACCGAGGCCCTGACGCTTGCGGCGCCGGCCAACGCTGCCGACCGGGCCGGCATGATGATGATCGCCGCCACTCAAAACACCACGGGTGGGCACGTCCTGACCCTTGCCGCCGGCTATCGCGTCACACGCGGCGCCTGGGACCTCGAGCCGGGCGGCGTGAATATCCTCTATCTGACGCTGGACGGCTCGGGGGTTGTGGACGTGGCCATCACCCAACGGGGGGCCGCCTGAGATGATCCCTTTCTTGACAGTTCCGCCTGCCGGCGGGTGCGGTGACCCCGGCGCCGAGGTTTCGACGTCGTGCCTGCTGCCGTCGGATGGCTCCGGCTTCCTGAGCGGCCCGACAGGCGCCGGCACGCTGGTGTGCTGGCTCAAGCGCGCCACGTTGGGGCACGCTGGCACAATCCTGGCCGGCCTGTCCTTCGCGACCGACGACACGCTGAATGGATCGGCGGCGGCTTTCCGAGATCCAGCGGCTTGGATGATAATCCAGGCCTCGCCCAGCGGCGTGTGGGTGAACCACCAGCTCGTAGCCGGAGGCATCGCGTCCTTCGGCGGCGCCATCGGTGCCGGTCTTGGCGGGTATATCGCCGATGTGCGGTTTTATGCCGGCGCGGATCTGGCGCCGGGCTCCGACTCTGTCATCAGCCCGCAGGGCGTGCCGGTGCCCCGCGCCTACGCCGGGCCGCAGTCCGCCAACGACTGGCGGCTGGACTTCGCGGACCCGACCGCGCCTGGCCTGGACGCCAGCGGGAACGCCAACCACTGGACGCCGACCGGGCTGTCGGCGGCCTCGCAAAGCACCGACACGCCCACGGCCAACGCCTGGACGCTAACGCCGCTACAGCCGAGGTCTGCCGGCACTCTGAGTCAAGGCAATCTCACAGCGGCCACGCCACAAGCGCTTAAGGGGCAAGCCCCCGCCCCGGGTGCTGATATCGGCCCCTACTATTTCGAGGCCGAATACATTGCGGGCGCTTACCCTATGTTTTGCATTGCCCTGCCGACAGCGCCAGGGGGCGGGCAACCCACCTCAGCAATTGGTTTTTACTACAACGAGATCAGCTTTTATTTATTCGGTAACGGGCCGTACCAGACATACCCATGGGCG